GAAACCTTTGCATACGATCCGCACGATCAGCAAAGGTAAATCAGCACAGTTCCCCATCATTGGTACTGCGACAGCAGGATACTACAGTCCCGGTCAGGACATTCTTGACTCCGACTTACTTCCCGGCTCAGGTACAAATGACGGTGGTGGTCTGAACAAGTTCAAGCAAACTGAAACCCTGATTCACATCGATAAGATGTTAATGTCTTCGACATTCATTGCATCGATAGATGAGTTGGTGTCTCATTTTGACGTTCGCGCTCCTTACGCTCATCAGCTAGGTGAGGCTTTGGCTAATCAGTTCGATAAGAACGTACTCAAAGTCGCCCTTAAGACAGGTGCTAAGAATCACGCAACCACTAAGGAAGCTGCTTCAGTCGCAGGAACCTCAACCGATAAGTTGATCCTCCTCCCTGCAGATGAGTGGATACCGAACATGACCCAGAAAGGTTCTGTGGTTTACAGTAATGCTGTGGTGGGTGAAGTTGATAACGTCATGAAGGCGAACTCTGCTTCTGCTTCTAATGCCATCAACAAACTACGGTATACTCCTGACGCTACTGCGTTGCGGAATGCCTTGTTTGAATCGGCTCGGTTGCTGGATGAGAAGGATGTTCCTTCGAGTGATCGCTATGCCATCATTACCCCTGAGCAGTACTACACGCTGATCAATTCTGACAACATCATTACTGGCTCTGTGATTAACAGAGACATTGGTGGTCAGGGTTCGATTGCTACTGGTACTGTAAGTCAGATCGCGGGTATCACGCTGCTCACCTCCATGCACTTGCCGGGAGATGATCAAACTGGTGCAGCGTTCCTGAAGAATCGCTGGGATTCTGGTACGGGTAACGACTACTCAATGGATTACACGCACGTTGCAGGCATTGTATTCCAGAAGGGTGGTTTCGGTACGCTGAAGCTGCAGGACATGACAATGGAATCGGAGTATTTGATTAACCGTCAAGGTAATCTCTTCGTCTCCAAGTACAGCATGGGTCACGGGCCTCTTCGCCCTGAGTCTGTTGTTGTTTGGTCTGACGGTACTCGTCCTGAAGAGTTGAGCGATACTAACGTAGCTGCTTAACGTAACATTTGGGTGCGTCCCCTCGCTTACTGAGCAGGGTAACAACTCTTGGAGAGTTGGGGGGACGTAGCCCTTATTTTTATTATGGCTTACGGAGTACTTACATCTAAGTTGGAGGCAGTAAATCAAATGCTGTCTACCATAGGTCAGTCGCGTGTGGCTACCCTTCAAACGTCTGGCGAAGCTTACGAAGCAGAGAAGGTTTTAGAAGAAGTTGACAAGGCAGTTCAAACGGAGGGGTGGCACTTTAACCGATTTTTTGACGAACCCCTTGCGCTGGGAACAGCTACCCTTGGCTGTCAAATTCCCGGTCAACCAGCAACCACAGTTAACTCTAAAGTTATCGGTGGGTCTGCTGACAGCAAACATTTTTTAGAAAAGGGAGAGGCCATTGCGATTGATAGCGTCAGCAACACCGTTGCCTCGATCACCGATGAGACTACTTTCGTAACAGCTTCAAACGCATCAGGAACAACCCTGAGATATAGTCAGCGAATCGCTGCACCTAATAATGCGTTACAAATAGATACTAAGCTGGGGGAGTACTCCAGTCTCGATCCTATTGTTAGAGGTAGATTCCTTTACGATAAGTATGATGGAACATATATCTTTACGACTGATCTAAAGGTTAACATCGTTTACCAAGTGGCCTTCGAGCAGGGGGATGAGGGAGAACCCTCGTTGCCTGAACACGCAAGGCGTTTCATAACAATGAGAGCCGCTAGGATTTTCGCACAGAGATATGTTGGTGACCCTCAATTACTGCAATTTGTAATTCAGGAAGAGCGAGATGCGTGGTTGTCATTCCTTGCCGTTGAAGGTGAGACTGCTGACCATAGTATCTTTGATTCTTCTCTGGCTTACTATACCGTTGCACGTGATGCTACGTCTAATGTTAATCCAATAAGCAATCTCTATAGGGTCTAAGCAATGCCAGTAGTTAAGTATGCCGTTTCCAATCTGTCACAGGGAGCTAGTCAACAAGCGGAGTCCCAACGATTCCCCTCTCAGGCTGCTGAACAGATCAATGCGTATTCGTCCCATGTTAAGGGACTAACCAAACGCCCTCCGACAGAACATATAGCTGAAATTGGAGTTAACGCTACCAGCAGTACCAAAAGTTTTCTTCATCTTCTAAACCGAGATTCATCAGAGCAGTATGCTGTAGTTGTTAACCAAGGCGTAGAGGTTGATATCACCGGGGTTATCAATGCAGGCACAGAGAACAATGCCTTAACTTATGAATCCACGGAGAATAAATTCAGCGTAAATGACAAGATTCAGTTACTTAAATTTAGTTATGGGGATGAGATTCCTACTGGATTAGAGCAGGGTATCTCTTACTTTGTTCATTCAATGGGGGCAGTCGATGGGAGTACTAGGTGGCTTAAGGTCAAAGCTACCAAGAACGCAACCGCTAATATTACCGTAGGAACTACGGAGTTAGTTGCACCAGCCTTGGGGACATCTACTGATGAATACAAAGCTGGGATGCTTATTGAATCTCTGAAGCTTGACGATGGAACTTGGATTGATGGTGTCATCACCCTTCGCTTTGATGCTACTAAGGGACATAACTTTGATGTCGGAGAGTTGGTGGAGATGCCTTCTGAGAATTGGCAAGGCACTTCCTCTTATTTTTACTGGGGACAAGTCAATAAGCTTGAACTCTTTCAACCTACCAAAACACAAAGCCTGACTTCTTCAGGGACAGCAGGCCAAACCCTCAGAGCAAATGAGCTTGCCAATAAATTCTGGTTAAAACACAAGGGTTCTTGGCCCCACGCTAAGGCCTTGCAACATGGGTTTTTTGTTGATGGTGATCACCTTCATTTTGATGAGACTTGGGGGGAAAGGTTTGCAAAAGGTGAGTCTCAGGTAAATGAGGTAGTGGGGTGGGCCTTCTTAGATAACTCTCAGTTCTCTATTGCAGGCAACAAGCTCACTCGCCAGACAGGAACCTTTGACTGCACAACCTTAGCCGCTGGTCGCCTACTAAAAATCGGCGGTGCGGCTACCAATCCCCGTGCCATTGTAGTCAGCACTACAGCAACGGAGATTACCTGTGCAGAGGCATTAGATACCACAGGTATAATCTATGATGATACCTCTAACAACCGCTGCCAATTAAGAGGATGGGCCACGATTGTTAACTCAAATGCAGCGCGACAATTTCTTGAAACTGATTACAGAACTTCTAATAAGATTGTTCAATTTGGTGATCCCGGTGGAACCTGTAAAGCCGTTGGAGGAGTTACGGGTGCAGGGCCATTCGTTTATGATCTGAACACAGGAGTAGAGTGTCCTGTTGAAGCCAGCGATAACATTGCTAATCCTTATAGATATCTTTTAGACATTACTAATCCTTCGGCTGACCTTAAGGCTAAGACAATAGGAGATACTACCTTCCTCATTAACAAGACAGTCCATGTCAGGGAGTCTAACTGGTCTCCTCACCATGAAAGATTCGAAGCTTTCGTTACCGTTAGGCAAGCAGACTACAATAAGAACTACCGTATCAAAATTGGCTCTGATGCCGTTGAAGCTGTTCAGGCTGAAGAGAGAGGAGCAGCGGCAACCAAGGGGTACGCGCTGCTCTATGGAAATGCTACCGCTACGTCTACTGCAGTTGCTCGTCCTATCTGTAGGATTCAACACAAGAAAGCGGGGTTCGGGAACAGCTTAAAGATTCGATTACTTCAAAATTTTAGATTTGCTTACGGTTATCAAGCAACTGATGGAGCGTCTGCAGTTTTTGCTAACTGGGGAACACAGCATTATGATTTACTACCGAATGATGAGGGAGGTAAGTGGTTAGAATCATCCAAGCAAGACCTTCGTAGGGAGCTAAAAGGCATTAAGCTTGATGCCTACATGAAAACTGAAGGTGGATTTCATAAGGATGAAAACAAGGATTCTAAGTTTGTAGCCATTCACTATGATAAAACTTATCGAAAGCTTTTCATTTGGATTAACTTTTATTGGGCCAAGGGTGTTCCCGGTGAGCTTTCTAATCGCACTACCGTAGGACATCTTAAGGAACATTTAGCAGGGTCAGCAGCAGGAGGTGAGTGGGAGGTTGTACTTTGTGATGACCAAGGTCGTATAGCTGGTGACGATAACTATGACTCATCCAGCCTCTCCGCTGAATCTAACTTTTTCCTAGAGACAGAGCTAGGCAAAGTGACGCATCCCGAAAAACAAAACTGGGGCAACAAGAAAAACCGAGATACTTATGAGTATGGTAGGTGGGAAATGCCTTGGGGTATGGACTATATTGTTAGGGAGACGGGCTACTACAAGCAACTAACTGATTCCGTTTTTGATCCTTTGCGTCAGTACATGAAGATTGGGCTGATGTCTCCCTCCACTCCTGACTCTACAACTGAAGACCGTTTAAAGAAAAGAGGCAGGGCAATCACAGCGGGAGCTAGTGGTACAGGAGTAACAACTGGATTAGGAACGGGGTCTTCTACTGACCTTTACGATGGTGAGTACTTCTATCGTTCTCCTAAATGGATAGGGGACGAAGACCAAACCGCTGTCGGTACAGAGCGTATCGCTGAAATGTTGTCCAGCAACATGAGAATTGCTGAAGGAGTTTGGTTAGTTTCTAATGATGGGGCAGGAGGCAATCAAGCCAACCTTCAACGGGCTGATGGCAGGAAGTTATCTTCGTATGAAGGGGATGCCGACAAGCGACTGAAACAAAAGGAAGCAGGACTGGGACTGACGTATCGCGCTGCTGACTTAGAAGCATCTGCTGTAACAGGAGCCACAAAGATTCTTCAAAAACTAAGTGCGCCTACAGAGCGTGTACTCGATGATGTTCAAGATTGGATCGTTGAGCAGAAGGGAAGTACCATTGCGATTCGTCGCTCCGATGATGACCTTCCCTTTCCCATCTCTGTTAGCGATGACTTAGGAGACGCTGGCTTAGACCTGACTTATTATGAAGTTGCGGAACAGGCCAAGCTTCCTGATATCTGCAGGCACGGTCATGTAGTCAGGGTGGTTGGCAATGCGAGAGAAGCTGCTGATGATTACTACTTAAAATTTGTTGCCGATAACGAGGATGCCGAGGAGTTGAGTAGGGGACGTTGGATCGAATGTCAGGGATTTGATACAACGGTTTCGATTAACCCAAGGTCAATGCCTGTTACACTAACCCGAAAGTTCAAACCAGACGGTACGAAATACTTTGAGTTAGCACACAGAGCATGGGATGAGAGAGGAGCAGGGGATAACTACACCAACCCTATGCCCTCTTTTGTAGGACGCAGGCTAACTGATATCTTCCTGTTCAAGAATCGCTTTGGATTCTTATCTGATCGTAACGTAATCCTGAGCGAGTCAGGTGAATACTTTAATTTCTTCAGAACAACTGTAGCTGCATTCTTAGACACTTCACCTATTGATGTCTCTGCAGCTACCGAGAGAGTAACTAAGCTACATACTGCCCATACTTTTGCAGACAGGCTGGTTCTCTTCTCTGATAACCAACAATTTGCTTTACAGGGAGATTCCTACCTCTCCCCCAAGACAGTTAACATCACTCCTACTACTGCCTTTGCTAGTGGTACAACCTGTCCTCCAATCCTTTCAGGAACATCTGTATTCTTTGCGTTCCCAAGGACTGACTTTAGTGGTGTCTCTGAATATTTCTTATCAAAAGATCAGGTAGATAGCTTAGATGCTAAAGATATTACCAGTCACATTCCTAAGTATATCAAAGGCAATGTGATTGATATGGCTGTGTGTCCTTCTGAAGATGTACTTGCGGTTCTTACTGATGACAATCCGACAGCAGTCACAGATAAAGCTAAGCTGTTTATCTATAAATATTATACGGCTGATAACCAACAGAAGGTTCAGTCAGCGTGGTTCACCTATGAGACAGGGGATAAGGATGCCCAGATTTTATCCATAGAGTTTATTCAGAATAAGCTCTACATGGTTGTCTTACGGGGTTCGATTGTTTGTCTGGAGTTTATTCTCTTTGAAGATTCTCAGAAAGATACTTCTCGAAACTTTAAGATTCTTTTGGATCGTCGTGTTAAAATGGCATCAGGCGTTGGAGAGGTAACCGTTAATGGTTCAGACACTAACATTGCTGTTCCTTATGCGCCTTCAACATCCTTCACCGTGGTACTGGCGAACAACACACAGTTAACTGCCTCCTCCGTTACTTCTACCCATGCGGTTTTTGCTGGTGTTGATCTTCGAGGTCAGGAGTTAATCATGGGTGAGCCGTACACAATGGAGTACACACTCTCTAAACCTTATCTCCGTAAAGCGCAGAGTGAAGGCAAGGGGCCACTCTATGGTGGACGCCATCAGTTATTCCGAGGTGCGTTAGAGTTTTCCAATGCTCGTAGCTTTGATGTGGCTGTTACCCATCTTCCTCAGAATGTTACGCAGAGTAGCACACACACTTTTAACGGAACAGAGTTAGGATATGCTACCGCAATAGAGGGAGCCTCTACTCTGTCGCAAGGAGTTTACAAGTTTGGAATCATGGGAAAGAGTGACCGAGTTAACATTAAGATCAGTAACGATACTCCGTATCCTTCTGATTTTTTAAGTATTGATTATGAAGGAAGAGCATACTCACGAGCAACACGATGGGGATAGATGGGACTACGGAAAGGCCTATGTTAGGACAGCTACCATATCAGACGCAGCCGCACTCGGCCCCAATTTACGGGCTGCTGACAGAAATGAACTCGCTGCCCTCACCAAGCAGTCTCCTGTATCCGTCATTGAAGATGGAATCAACGACTCTGAATTTGCCTACACGGTCTGCCTCCGAGACGGTGACAATCCCTGTGCAATTTTTGGTGTCAACGACTCTGGAGATACCGATCTCGGCATTATCTGGATGCTCGGAACTGATGATTTGTTCAGAATTGCACTCAAATTTTTACGTAACTCCAAGTGGTGGGTAAATGAATTACACAAGAAACATAAGGTTCTGTTTAATATCATTGACTCACGACAGACAGTTTATATTAAATGGCTCAAGTGGCTTGGCTTCCGTTTTGTTCGAACCTTCGAGGACTATGGGTTGGAGAAGAGACGCTTCTTAGTGTTTATTAGAAAAAATGATTGAATTCACTCCCATATTAGCCTGCGAACCCACAACGATTGCCATGATGGTGGTCTCTGCTGCCTCTGCTGCTGCTCAATATGCAGGCGCGAAGCAACAAGCTGAGGCAACCCTAGATCATCAGAATGCTGTGGCTGCTGATATCCAGCGACAACACGGGATGCAGCAGACTGTTCTAGCCTCGAATGTGAGAGAGAAGTTAGATGCTTCAGCTAGACAGCGGGAATCTTTTCAACGTAAGGCTCTCACAATGTCTGCTAAAGCTGCTGCTTCAGGTGCAGAATCAGGAGCAGAAGGGACTAGCCTAGAACTAGCCCAGCAGGAATTTGATGCTTATGAGGCTAGGTGGTTAGAAGCCCAATACCTCAAGGAAGACACAGCGTTAGCTAAGTGGGATCGTGATAAATCTCTATTAGCTTCACAGGTTCAGGGCCGTCTGGTCTCTACTTTCTCTCCTGTCGCTCAGCCTTCAGAATTGGCTTACGGCTTGGAAGCGGCTGGTGGAATGTTGTCTGCTTATGACAGCTACAAGACTAGGCAAGGCTTTAAACCCAAGGATAAAGTCTTTGGAGCGAGTCCAGATATTAGCGGAGAGGTGGACATCTAATGGCAGCTAGAGCAAAACGCTGGAATCCCAGCCCAGAAGACGTTTTAGGAGCAATCCCTACGTCCAATCCCGGTCAGTCACAGGTTGGCTCTATTGTTGGGCGAGCGCAGAAGACAGCGGGAGGGACAGACTTGCAGCAACTCGGCGCAGCCTTGAATAGGTTTAACCCTGTGCTTGAGAAGTATATGCTGGGCAAGACTCAGCGTGGGATGCATGAAGCTGATCAGTATTTGCGGGAGATGGAACAGAGTGTCTCCGATAATGCTTACGACTTTAAGACTGGCTTGAGGAAAGCTGGGTATTCTCAATGGAGAAATCCCCATGTCTACCGAAATCAGATCATGAACATAGCTGGTAACACAGCTTATAAAGATGCTGATTTTCTAAGGACTAATGAAGAGTTTTTAGCAGCTATTGAATTAGCTAAGAAGGGAGATAATTTTGCTCAAGAAGCTGAGCAGATTGCAGAGCAGCACTTAGCTGCACATCGACAGAGACAGCCTGAGAATAAGAAAGAAGGAGGCTATTGGGATGCTGGCTACGCTCCTAAATGGATGGACGCAAGGCAGCGGCTAATCGCTCCCTTCTTACAAGAAAAAGTAGCGTCAGACCGTAACGAGGTTTTAGAGAGTTTCTATGAGCAATCCCGTAATCATCTTTTGGATGTCATTAAGCTGAACCAGCCTGACACAAAGCAGCCGGGAAGCCCGATAAACATTAAACCCTTACGGGAGTACATCAGTAAGCAATGGGCATCATACCCTGATGACAATCACTCGTTTAATCAGGCAATATTTCAAAAGGTTATTCAACCAGTCTTCTTAGACCTAGCTGAAGACCCAGACAACGAACTAATATTGGAGTCTGTCTATGAGCGTGTCATGAAGATGACCCGTGAGGATAAGTCTGGAAAACGCCATCAGATGTTTAAGCGTTTTATGGACGGTACTTCTGGTGGCGGTGATGGGCGCGGCGGCTTCCTTGATTCAGATTCTTTTGCTGAGAAGATGTTTGATGTCCAAGCAATGGCTCATCATAAGCAGTATAGCCGTGAGATGGAGGAGATAAAGCGAGTTAGTCATATCATTGACTTAGAGATTAAAGACCGCGCAAACAACGATCTTCAGCACATCCCTTTTCCTTACAATGAACAGGGTGTTCAAGAGGCTGCTGACATCTTACTGAAAGACGAACGCTTTACTTCAAAGTGGATACGCAAGGGCGGCGACTACCACTCACAGAATGTCTATCGAGACATGGTGAGAGATATGAGTCGCGCTGTTTATAGCGATAACCTTGCCTTCATGAAGAAGGAAGAAGACTACGGCGAAATTCTGCAGGATAATCTTGCGAAACACATGAGTCCTTTCTTGAAGAAGACCGAATTCTACAAGGAGATTCAAGGCTTGTTCAGCGATGCCGTTGGAGGAGCCTCGAACTTAGATGACGCCCGTGCTGCAGCTAGAAAACTTTTGAATCCTGAAGCGTTAGTTAATCGCTTTATCTGGGCTAACCCTACATTTAAACCAGAAGCCGTGGGCGTCCAACTCGCTCTTACAGCAGCAATGGAAAGGTCTCTGGATAACTCAGCATTAGCTAAGCAGAACGATTTGATTCAGATGGCTTCTAATCTCGCATCAGGTCGAGACAAACTAACTGACCCTTTTGAGTTACTTGCGGAACTTAAGGATGCTCAGAACGAAACTTTTGAAAGCGAAGATGATGAGGCCATAGGACGCGCCATTAAGATGGTTGAATCCCATGTCAACATTAGCGACAACTGGACTCAACTTGAGCGTGATGAGAAGGATATTATTACCT